TGCTCTATCCAACTGAGCTACTGAACCATACAACTATTATACCATAGTTATTGGTTTTTGTCAAGTGTTTTGAGGTCTTACTGGATTTACGAAGTGGCCAGTTTCTACGCTAGTTAAAACCTCATTCTTTATTTATTCTTCTTCCAGAGCAAGATAAGTCATTTCTTCTACATCTGGAGGAATATTAATCCATTCATCAAACTCCTCTGCAATCGCTACTGCGTCAAACTGAGATTCAATATCACCTTCTGCAAGGTCATGGATTCTATTGATTGACCATTCACGAATAAGTTTTACTGGTTCAATCGTCTTTTCCATAATAATCTTTTCTGAAGTATCTGCTGAGGATGTTGCTATTGTAGTATGCTGGTTCTCCTGTGTCAAGGGCTTCCGTGAGGACGTTGTTCTGGAAGAGTTGTTTCGTTTCTTCAAAGTTTGTTTTGCCTTTTGTTTTGTGGAGGGAGAGGATAGTCCGTCGGAATATCCCCTTACCGTATTTTTCCACATCTTCTTTAAGTTTCGAAAGAGGCTCATAGTAATTTTTCAAGGTTTAGATAGTTCTGAGAAATAATCTTTAGAGGCAATGTGAGGAGTGTATCCAGGATAAAACTTTTTAACGATAGAACTAATTCCCATAGCAGTAATGGCGCTATCACAAATAACCCAGACTTCTTTTTTGTCCTCTAAAACAATATGTTGAAATGGAAACTTAGTCTTTTTCATAAGTAAACGTTTTGTTTTTAACTTTTGTATCAAATTCACCAGTGCGTCCTGGTTTCATTTTCCCCACTTTAACATTTTTACCTTTACCAGGCCAAGATGTTTTCGAAGTTCCTTTAAGTGTAGCAGATCCTCCTGGTTTTCGTTGGATCAGAACTGAGTCCTGATCATCTTTGCTTGAACTTGATTTTACATTCTTTTTCTGTTTAAGTCCAGCCTCTGTACCCAGTTTCTCAATTGTCTTTTTAAACTTCCTTTTGCCCATCTTACCAGAAGAAACTACATGAGACTTCTCTCCCACCTTTTTCTCATCAGATGTTCCAGGATTCTCCGTATATCTTCCAGAAACTTTTGTGGGACCAGGAAGACCAGCACCACGAATCCTTCTTTCAGTTCTCTTGCTTCTTTCTTTATTTTCTTTGGAGGACTTATCTCCTCTCTGTCCAGATAGGATAGCCATACCACCTTTCTGCGACGTAGAACGAATTCTATTTAAAGATGTTTCCTGAATGGAATAGCATTCTATCATAAATTCTTGGAATGTTTTCATATTCTTTCCAAAAGTCTCCTAAAATATTTATAATGAAAGTTATTAATATAATCCAAAAAATACTTTCGTTATAAATATTTTTATGGTAGAAAGTATTTTTATGTCTTGGAGATATAACGAAAAAGAATTCATAGAGGCTCCTAAAGGTATTGAGGGGTTTGTTTATCTCATAACAAATCTAACAAATGATAGAAAATATGTTGGTAAAAAATCTTTTTGGACAAGGAGAAAAGATAAAAAGATTGGTAGAAGAAAAACAAAAGAAAGTGATTGGAAAAAATATTTTGGATCTTGTGATGAATTAAATGAAGATGTAAAACTTCTTGGTGAAGATAAGTTTTTGAGAGAAATACTCTACCTATGTCCCCATAAAAAATCAATGTCTTATTATGAAACTATGGAACAATTTAAAAGAGATGTTCTAATGACTGATGATTATTATAACACAAATATTGAAGGAAGATTTTTTGTAAGTGAGAGGGCAGGAATTTATGAAGTCGTTATGAGAAACGATAAGTTCTGCGATATGAGAAGTGAAAAGATGAAAGATAAATCATACAATCCAATGTATAAACCAGAAGTCCGTGAGAAGTTTAGTAAGATGTACTCTGGTGAAGGAAATCCTAGGTATGGAACAAAGCTTACTGAAGGGCATAAAAAAGCACTCACAACATCAAAAAATGTAAGAGTGAGTGATGGAGAAAATACTTGGGAAAGTGTTGTATCTTACTTAAAAGAAAAGAAAATAGGATACCAAAAATATAAGAAACAATTAAAGGAGGGACTAATCTTTATTGTTAATTAGTTCTATTATAGTTTTTGGATTGTTATGACTTATTGGTAATGAGATAAACAAAACCGTAGTAGTCCCCAATATCATCACTGGTAAAAACACTCTCATTATAGATCCAAGGGTTTTCATAATCAATATCGATACTCATCAAGTATATCAAGAACTTTGTTTAAGTATTTATGAGCGAGTTCTCTCTCACCCTTCCATACTGTTGAAGGTTCTTGATCTACCTGACGCTTTAATTTTAGCACACGAACCTTGAGTTCGTCTTTCTTTACTCCGTTGCTTGGCATAAAAAATGTCGCATCTTCACTATCTATGTCCTTATTCCAGTAAAACCACTAAGTACATCAATATTTCCAAATATAAAATCATCATACTCTGCTGCTTCTCTATAAGCATCTAGACAAAGTTCAACTTCAGTTTTACTTGGTTTAGGAGTCAACGGTTCGATTGACTCCATCAAGTCCCACTCTTCTTTGTACTTTTCTATATTATAGTTTGAATCCTGAGAATGTGTTGGACTGGACATCTTGTTTGATTCCCCCTACTAGGTAAGATTCTACTTCAGTCTCCTGAGGAGCAACTTGAAGACCTTTGGAAGAAATCCAATGTTGGGTCCAAGGGAGAGGATTATTATTCGCAGAAATATCATACTGAGGTTTTAAACCGATTGCCTTTAGTCTCCTATTAGCAATCCACTCTACATACTGTTTTAGCAGTTTGTCGTTCAAACCAATCATAGATCCATCTTTGAACAGATAATCTGCCCACTTCTTTTCTTCATTTACAGCAATATCAAATGCTTTATAAGTCCACTCTTCTTCTTCCTCCATGATCTTCTTCATTTCAGGATCATCACCAGATTTCCATTTGTTCAAAATGTTTTGAGTAATTGCAAGATGCTGATTTTCGTCTCGTGCGATGAGAGAGATAATTTTAGCGGATCCTTCCATAAGCTTGAGTTCTCCAAATGCAAACGAGCAAGCGAAGGAGACATAGAACCTAATGCCTTCAAGAATGTTAACATTCGCAACTGCTCTGTATAGTTTTCGTTTGACATCGTTGATCTCCCATTTGGAACTTGGTGAGGACCTGAAATCTTCTTTCCACATATTACTAGTACCCCACATTTGAGCACTATGAATAAAGTCATCATATGCTTCTGTAACGCTTCTAGAACGCTCTAGAATGCGCTCATCGGTCACAATCTTATCAAAGACTTCAGCTGGGTCCGAATAAATGTTTTTGATGATGTAGGTATAAGAACGACTATGGATCATTTCCATAAATCCCCATACTTCTATACATGCCTCAAGTTCAGGAAGTGAGCAATATGGAAGGAATGCCATATTAGGTCCACGACCCTGAATAGAATCAAGCATAATCTGATACTTTAAGTTAGAAGTATAGATATGTTTCTGTTCTGGTTCTAATGTTTGATAATCTCCACGATCTTTTTGTAGTGAAACTTCTTCTGGTCTCCAAAAATATCCAAGTTGTTGAGTAGTAAGTTTATCAAAAACTGGGTATTTGTAAGAATCATATCTTTGTGGACCTAAAGGTTTACCAAAGAACATTGGTTGCTTTTTAGTATTCACTTGTTCGGCATTAAATACCGTCATACCCTCAATCCTATTATTCAGTTCTTTGGTTGTCATAAAGTCGTATTGCATTAGTTATCTCGTTAAAATATAAAGTCGTTAGATTTTGCAGGATTCACAATCCTCCTCTTCATAAGCTTCTATTTCATTTAGTAAATCCTGAAGTTCTGATTTTTCCTCAACAACTTCATCGCTCTTACTGTCGTAAGTATTTTGATAATAAGATGTCTTCCAACCGTACTTGTATGTGGTTAAGAAGTCTTTTGCCATTTCTGAAACAGGCACTTCTTTGTTTGGATAGTTTTCTGGATTATAAGACCAGTTTCCACTGATTGCCTGATCAAAAAACTTTTGAATGACTGAGATACACTTAATGTAACCATCATTATTCTTCATATCCCACAGAAGAGTGTAGTTATTTTTCAATGTAGAATACGATGGAACAATCTGTTTAAGAGGCCCTTTCTTCGATTTCTTAATGGACAAGTAGTCTCTAGGGGGCTCGATTCCATTGGTTGCGTTTGACACAACGGAACTGCTCTCCGAAGGCATCTGTGCGGACAATGTGCTGTGTCGGAGACCATACTGTAGAATGGACTCTCTAAGATCTTCCCAATCACGCTCCAACTCATGATTGCTAATCTCATCTACTTCCTTCTTGTATGTATCAATCGGGAGGATTCCATCAGCATACTTAGTACGACCAAAGTTTTCGCACCAACCCTTTTCTTTTGCAAGTTGATTGGAACATTTCAAGAGATAATATTGGAATGATTCCGAAAGACTATGTATAGCATCCCATGCTTCTTGAGAGTCATATTTAAACCCTAGTTTAGCAAGGTAGTGTGCTAGACCAATAAATCCCACTCCAAGGGATCTACGTGCCTTTGTAGCGAGTTCTGCTGCCTTGACTGGATACTCCTGATAGTCAATCAGTTCTTCGAGTCCACGGACAGAAAGATCGCACAACTCTTCAAGTTCAGAATCTGATTTAATCTTACCAACATTAATAGCAGAAAGGATACAAAGTGCAATCTCACCTTGACCATCAATGTGTTGGATTGGATCAGTAGGTAGAGTAATCTCTTGGCATAGATTACTCATCCAAACTTTATCTTTAAATGAAGAGTGAGTGTTGCAATGATCAATGTTCATAATATAAACACGACCAGTTTCTGCCCGTTCTTTCAGGAGTGTCAAAAATAGTTCTTGAGCACTAATAACTTTTCTTGGAATAGACTGATTTGATTCATAGTCCACATACAACCCGTCAAATCGATCAGTGCCAAAAGCATCATACAAATCAGGAACGTCGTGTGGAGAGAAGAGTGTGATGTCTTGATTGTTGATGAATCGTTCATAAAAGATTTTGCTAATCTGGATTGAGTAGTCTAGTTTACGAACACGATTATCCTCAGTTCCTTTATTATTTTTTAGAACTAGGATGTCTTCGATTTCGATGTGCCAGATTGGGAAGTGTACTGTAGCCGATCCACCGCGAATGCCATTTTGAGTACAGCATCTGACAGTGCTTTCAAATTTTTTGAGGAATGGAACAACACCTGTGTGCTGCACTTCTCCGCCTCTGATTTTACTGTTGATGCCACGGATTCGACCTGCGTTGATACCGATTCCCGCCCTTTGTGCAACATATTTGCCGATAGCCATATCAGAACTAAAGATGCTATCGAGGGTGTCATCAACATCAACAAGAACACAGCTAGCAAATTGTCGAAGTGGAGTTCGCACTCCCGCCATGATAGGTGTGGGAATGTTGATTTTGTGTTTGGAGATTGCGTCATAGTACCTCTTAACGTATGACATTCTGGTTTCTTTTGGATACTCTGCAAAGATTGTCAGAGCAATCATCATGTACATGAACTGGGGAGTTTCATACACTTTTCCTGTGCTTCTATCCTGCACAAGATACTTGTCAACGACTTGACGTAGACCCGCATAAGTGAACAGATAGTCACGGTGATGATCAATAAAGGAATTAGCTTTATTGATTTCTTCCTTAGAGTATTTAACAAAAATCTCTTTGTCATAAACTTCTGCATTAGTGCAGTTAATAATATGATCTTCTAGATGAGGGAAATCCCTAATCATTTCATACAAAGACTTCCTTACGGCAAACAGAAGTAACCTTGAAGCCACGTATTGATAGTTTGGGTGGTCTAAATCTATCAAATCAGAAGCAGAACGAATTAGAATCTCTTGAATCTCCGCTGTGGAAATGCCATCGTAAAACTGAATACCTGATTTCATTTCCACTTGACTTGCAGAAACTCCAGCAAGTCCCTTACATGCTTCATCTACCATGATGTGCATTTTATCAAGATCAAGTGCTTCAACTCGACCGTTTCTTTTAACTACTTTTGTTCCGTTGCTCATATTTTTTTCCAAGTTGTAAACTTAAGTTTTGCTTGTAGTCCCGAATAAGTATTTGATTCTATCACAGATTCGACATCAAGTCCAGAAAGAACCATGTCATTGATATCCTTTTGAGTTATTGACGAAGGCCAGATGACAACTTTTTGTCCAGTCTCGATAACACGGGAGATTCTTGATAAGATTTCTCTATTACGTGGTTCGTTATCATAAATCCAAACAGGATTGCTAATCCCCCACTTAATAATATCAGCGTCAGCTCCGCACATAGCAATCGCATTGCGAATGAAAGTGCTGTCGAATGGTCCTTCTGTAACATAGACTGGAGCATCTGTTCTGATGTTATCGAGTCCGTAGATTTTTGGTACGTCATCATTAAACATCACAGTGATATATTTAACAGAGTTTGAACTTAGGGATCTTCCCTGAACTCCAATTAAGTCTTCATTATAAAACAAAGGTATGATAATTCTAGGTTCATCATACTTCACATTCTCAAATTTTTTGGGTACTATGGTATTAACCCAAGTCATAAACTTCTCAGCGTAATAAAAGGTATCTGGATTTATCTTTCTTTTTTCTAGATAATCTTTCGCCTGTTCGTTTTCAGATGCTTTTGGTAGATTTAACTTTTTCACATCTTTGGATTTTTCACGTCGAGTGGAAAAGTCAGGTTTCTGAAAATTGAAGTTAGGTTCTTCTGTGACAAAGTTTTTACCAGTTTTACCTTCTTTAAACTTATCAAAAGTATATTGCTTATGGAGATCTAAGTCAACGTCCTTTAGAAAGTTGTTAAATGAAATATTGATACCACAGTTGTGGCATTTGAAGTTAGTATTATTCTTTACTTGATAAAGATACCCTCTCGCTCTATTTTTATTTTTCTTTGAATCTCCGCAAATAGGACATCTAAAGTTGTATAGATTATTTTTAACTTTTTTAAACTTTGTCAGTTTTGATGACAAAATACTGATGTATTTGGTGTCAACAAAATCCATGAAAAAACTACTACGACTTCCTTACTATACTAGCACTTGAGGAGGGACTTGTCAAAGCATTTGGGATTAGGTTTGAAATGAATCCAGTTGTTAGAGATCCTAAAATGATGCTCGCAACCACAAGGACTCCTCCTACTTGCCATCTAAACTTTGATAGATCATGAATCTTTCTATCCAAACTTTCAATCTTTTGTTCTACTTCCCCATATTCTGCACTGTTTCTTTCTTTCATGTCTTCAATCATCTTCAATATGATTGAATACGTTTTATCCCCTTCAGAAATTTTTGCTTCATGTCTTTCCAAAATAATAGCAATCTTATTACTATTATCGGATATAGTATTAACAGCTCTCTCCAACTTATCCAACATCTCTTTGGAAAGATCTTCGTATATTTCGAACTTTGATTCTAGGACAGCAAACTTATTACCGAATCCAAACATATCTGTTACCTGTTGAAATAGAGTATTGTATTACAATAAAAAGTAACAACTCCAGTCCATTTAATCACGTTATTCGTGAGTTTTAACATCTGATATGGCGAACATGGGGTTTGGTTTCTCATTTGGCATTCTTGCCAATAGCTTATTATTATTTAGTTTTCCAGTTTGCTCTAACACCTTTCAACCAAATATACCTATTCTTTTTTTTCTTTCTTACAGGAGGATCATCACCAGCTTGCGATGTCCCAGCTATATTCCCTGGGGCAAGACTATTAGTAGGAACTATCGCAGCGTCTTCTCTAAGATTCCTAAAATATCTTATTACTTTATCAATCTTGTCCATAGATCTTCTGAAGTTCTTTTAAACAAAATAAATCGACCTGAATATCATGAATATATGATTTTGGATAATCTGGAAGTTTATTCAAAAATAAAATGAAAGTTTTTACTTGGGGCCACATATCCTTATCTATTTTTAAAAATAGCATAGGAGTAGCAGCTTCTCCAAATACATTATAAAGAATGACGAAATGATTAATCAAAAGGTGAGTTCTTATCTCACCCGTTTTATGATATCTCTTTAGAAGTCTTTTAATGTACTTAAAATGATTAAGATCTTTATTAAAATCTTCTTTTGTTACGGCTTGAGGATTTTCGTAATTTTTAATGGCGAAGTATAAAAAGTTATCCTCATTCAGTTCATCAAATCTCATTATTTACTCTTTCATTTATCAGTTGCCTGGGAAGTAAGCATCGCCAGGAGCGTCAGTAGTTGTTAGGATTCCACCTGCAACTAGGACTTCGTTCTTAACTCTTAGATTATCGTGCATATCCATGTAAGTGGTGATGCCTACCCATCCACCATGTGTTACTGCATACGCTGTTGTTGCTGCTGCACCAACTTCAATCTCATCCACACCATATACACTAGAAGTGTAATCAGACTTAGCTTCAGGTGCCTGATAATGGGAGTCACCAACAGTATAGATTGGTTCCTGTGAAACAAAATAAGTTGCTCCAGCAGGTACGGTTGTTAAACCAGAAACAAATCCTGCTGTAGAAGCAATCGAAAGAGTGGTAGAGGTAACTCCGATTACCACTGCATAACCATATGTTGCCCCAGTCCCGACTGTAACAACATCACCTTCTGAAACAGCAGATGTAAAGGTGGTTGCACCTACTACACCGTCAATGACTCCCGTTTCAAGGTTGACGGAAACTGTTCCTTCATTATATACAAGATCTTTATTACCCCAGAGTGCCATTCTTTTTACCTATTAAAAAAGTTTAACTAAAAAATATTTATAAAAAGGAGAGTTTCCTCTCCTTCGTTGTATGTACTATTTATGATGCAGAATCTTCTGTTCTGAATAGTAATGATTCAACAACATCCACTGCATTATCATCCAACTTATTGTCGGTAGAGGCAGCTAGATTTCTTAAGATTGAAACCAAATAGCGACGGACTTCTTCTTTTTCTAGAAGATTGCCGATTGTTCTTTTAGCAAGAGGGAGAAATAATGCCCACATGATTTGTTTACCAAAAATCTACAGATTATATATGCAAGAATCAATCATATCTTGAAGTATGCTTAGCCATAGATTGCACTTCTTTCTTTTCTTTAGAAGTGTAACCATGCTTGACAATACGAGCAGTCGTGTTGTTGACTCTTCTGTTGTGAGTCTCTAAAGGAGTCTCTTTATCACCCCTCCTCTTTTTCTCTTGGCGAGAACCTG